ACTCGCTTACTAAGGAGAACTATGAACTTACAAAGGTATCACTCTGCAAATTTACCAGAGTTGATGAAAATAATTTCCAAGAACGGCATAGGTATGGATGATTACCTTGATCGTTTTTTTAATTCTTACGAAACTACATCGAACTACCCACCCTATAATCTAGTTCAGTTAAATAACATTGAATCTCTTCTAGAGATTGCCCTAGCTGGATTTAAGAAAAATGAAATTCATGTTTATACTGAGTACGGAAAACTATTTGTTGAAGGGAAGAAAGAAATTAATCAAGAGACAGGATCCGAGTATATCCATCAAGGCTTGGCTCAGAGAAATTTCACAAGAGAGTGGGCACTTTCAGAAGATGTTGAGGTCAGAGAAGTTCAATTCACAGATGGACTTCTTACCGTTAAGTTGGGTAAGATAGTACCAGAACATCATGCAAGAAAAGATTACCTCTGATTATCAACACCCAGACTTTTATAAAAGCCCAATGGGTGTGGTGTATGAAAAAAACCCAAAGATAACATACCCACACCTATATGCTGTGTTTCTACTAGATTCACATAATACAAGTTGGTTTTATATACGTGAGGATAGAACGTGTTATTGGGAACACACTCGTAAAGATAAGGACAAGGTTACTGAGGAGGCAGAAGGATTACAACTTGATCTATTCGGTAAACCAGTATTATCAAAAGAGTTTATTATGAAAGCAATACTTTAGGGATCTTGACGATCCCTTTTTTTTATGATATAATTTAAATAGTTTATTGAAAAAAATGACAGTTAAACTTCTTACATTAAAACCACAACAAGATGTTATTGCTGATATTGAGGAGATTAGAACTAAAGAAAAGAAACCAAAAATAGTTGGATATCAATTAACAAATCCATATTCAATTACACTTTCTAGAATCCCAGACGATGATCAAAAATTAAGTGTAAATATAAGTAGATGGAATCCATATTCTGCTGATGTGGTATATCAAATTCCTGCTGATATTGTCAATGTAATATGTGAGCCACTTCCTAAATTAAAATCATCATGGGAAGAAAAAGTTACAGCAGAGGAACAACAAGCCGCTAAATTACAATCAACAAACACTGTAATCGAACAAGAATTATTAAATGAAGAACGTACAGATTCTGATACTGAAGAATGAACAAATTCTTATCTCTGAAGTTACATCAGTAGTACAAGAGATAGGAGAGCCTGATTGTAAGTTAATTAAACCAAAATTAGTTATTGAGGGCAAAACTGCAAAAGAAAGAATAATTGAATGGTTGAATTTTACAACACAGGATGTTATAATGATCAGGTCGGATGATGTTCTTACATTTGTCGAACCGACCAAAGATTTACTTGATTACTATTTGTCAATTACATAATGCGATTTTACACGAACGTTCAAATGGTTGGGGATCAAATCCTGATCCGTGGCTATGAGGATGGTAAGAGATTCTCCAACAGAGAAATCTATAAACCCACCATGTTCGTTTCATCTAATGTTAAGACAAAATATAAAACACTTACTGGTGATTATGTAGAACCAGTAAAACCTGGCACTATCAAAGAAACTAGAGAGTTCATATCAAAATATGAAGGTGTAGATGGATTTAAAATATTTGGTTTTGAAAGGTTTATATATCAATTCATTTCTGATAACTATCCAGAAGATCAGATTGAATTTGATATTAGTAAAATCAAATTAATCACAATTGATATTGAAACAATGTCTGAGAATGGATTTCCTGATGTGGAATCTACCTCAGAAGAAATACTATTGGTAACAATACAAGATTATACTACAAAGGAAATAATTACTTGGGGAACAAGACCTTTTACTAATACACATGACAATGTAGATTATCGTCTATGTAATGATGAACATCACCTATTGAGTTCTTTCATACAATGGTGGATTGAGAATACTCCAGATGTTGTCACAGGTTGGAACTGTGAGTTTTTTGATATACCTTATATTGCTGGTCGTCTTAATCGTGTATTAGGATCTAAATTAATGAAACGATTATCACCTTGGGGCCTTGTTACTCAAAGTGATGTTGTTGTCAGAGGACGTAAAAATTTCATAGTTGACATTGGTGGTGTGTCTGTATTGGATTATATGCGTCTTTATAGATGGTCGCCTGGCACACCTAATCAAGAGAGCTTTCGTTTAGATTATATCGCACAACAAGAACTAGGACAAAAGAAACTTGACCACTCTGAGTTTGATACATTCAAAGATTTTTATACAAAAGGTTGGCAAAAGTTTGTTGAATACAATATTATTGACGTACAATTAGTTGACCGTTTCGAGGATAAACTAAAGTTGATTGAACTTGCATTAACTATGGCTTATGATGCAAAAGTTAACTATCAGGATATATTCTTTCAAGTTAGATTGTGGGATTGTATTATTTACAACGAATTGAAGAGAAGAAATATTGCAATACCTCAGAAAGTAGGATCAAAAAAGGATGAAAAGTATGCAGGAGCTTATGTAAAAGAACCTATTCCAGGCAAGTATGATTGGGTAGTTAGTTTTGACCTTAACAGTCTGTATCCGCATTTAATCATGCAATACAATATATCTCCAGAAACACTTATTGAACAACGACACCCAACAGCAACTGTAGATAAAATTCTTGCAGAAGATATTAATTTTGAATTGTATAAAGATAATGCAATATGTGCAAATGGTGCAATGTATCGTAAAGATAAAAGAGGATTTTTACCTGAGTTGATGCAGAAATATTATGACGAACGTGTCATATATAAAAAGAGAATGATAAAGGCGAAGAAAGCTTATGAGAAGACCCCCAGTAAATCATTGGAGAAGGAAATTGCAAGGTGTAACAATATCCAAATGGCAAAGAAAATATCTCTTAACAGTGCTTATGGTGCTATTGGGAACCAGTATTTCCGTTATTATAAATTAGAAAATGCAGAGGCCATAACTCTGTCTGGTCAAGTCTCTATTCGTTGGATAGAGAATAAAATGAACCAAAAAATTAACCACATATTAAAAACTAAGGATGTTGACTATGTTATTGCTTCTGATACTGATTCTATCTATCTTAATCTTGGGCCTTTGGTGGAAGTCATATACAAAGAACGAGAGAAGAATGTTGCGAGTATTGTCTCGTTCCTTGATAAGATCTGTGAAATGGAATTTGAGTTGTATATTGAGAGTTCTTACAAAGCGTTGGCCTCATACGTCAACGCCTACGATCAGAAAATGTTTATGAAACGTGAGAACATTGCTGATCGTGGTATATGGACTGCAAAGAAAAGATATATTTTAAATGTATGGGATAGTGAAGGTGTAAGATATAGTGAACCTAAACTTAAAATAATGGGTATTGAGGCAGTTAAATCTTCAACCCCTGCACCATGTCGTAAAGCTATTAAAGATGCATTGGCAGTTATGATGAGTGGTACAGAAGATGAGATGATTGACTTTATAGATCAGTTTCGTAAAACATTTAAATCCTTACCACCAGAAGAAATATCATTTCCAAGAACTGTAAGTGATGTTGTAAAGTATAAAGGTCGAAATGCAATTTATGAAAAGGGAACACCTATCCATGCAAGGGGATCTCTCTTGTTTAATCATCATGTAAAAAGACTTGGATTAGAAGGAAAGTATTCTCTTATTGGTAATGGTGAAAAGGTAAAATTTTGTTACTTGAGATCTCCAAATCCCATACATGAAAATGTAATGTCATTTATTCAAGACTTTCCAAGAGAGATAGGCCTTGAAAAATACATAGATTATGACCTTCAATTTGAAAAAAGTTTCCTAGACCCCTTGAAAATTATTTTAGATGTGATACAATGGAATGTAGAAAGAACATCTAGTTTGGAATCTTTTTTCACATGATTGAAGTATTATTACACAATGAACCATACAGGTATATTGAAATGCCTGAATTACTTGACAACGGTAAACCCGATTACCGTATTCAAAAATACAACCAATACACAGGTAGATACAAAGATATGTATCTCTGTGATAACTACATGCAAATGGAAATAGCTATGAATGACTTTGAATATACAAAGTGGCTAGATCCTGCAGGAGTTCCATGTTACATTAAGGAGGAAAACTAATGGATTTGCCTATTGACAAGAAAGAATTAGATACACTAGTCAGATTAACTGAAAGAATGGCTGGTGATGGACTTGGTAAAAGAAATGTAGATGCAGAAAGAATCTACAACAAATTAAAATTAGTCAAAGAAATCATGGATAAACATCCTGATGGGCCTTATAAAAAAATTCTTCGTGAACAACACAATATGGTGATATAATGAGAATAGATAAACATTTTGATCCTGTTAGTAATCTTGAAAAAGATTTATTAAATGAACTTGAAGGTATTACACAACAACTGAGAGGTAAGATTACATATACTTCTTATGGAAATAGTCAGGGTAAATCATCTAAAATAGTAACCATTGAATACGACATTAAAGAATAGTATGGATTTTTTAAAAGAAATAGTCAAAGAAATAGGAAATGAATATACGCAGATTGCTTCGGATATTGATGAATCAGAAAACTTCATTGATACAGGATCTTACATCTTTAATGGACTTATTAGTGGGTCTATTTTTGGGGGCATGTCTAGCAATCGTATTTCTGCCATTGCTGGTGAGTCAAGCACTGGTAAAACTTATTTCTCACTTGCTGTCGTTAAGAATTTTCTGGATACCAACCCTGATGGGTATTGTCTTTATTTCGATACTGAAGCCGCCGTCAATAAAGGATTATTACAATCTCGTGGAATTGATCTCGAAAGGCTCGTTGTTGTCAATGTGGTAACGATTGAAGAATTTAGAAGTAAAGCTCTTCGTGCAGTTGATATATATTTAAAGACAGAGGAAGATAATCGCAAACCTTGTATGTTTGTGTTAGATTCTCTTGGTATGCTCTCTACTGAAAAAGAAATCAGAGACGCATTAGATGATAAACAGGTTCGTGATATGACTAAATCACAACTTGTCAAAGGTGCATTTCGTATGTTAACCTTAAAGTTAGGTCAAGCCAACATTCCACTTATAGTTACTAATCACACTTATGACGTTATCGGATCTTACATACCCACTAAGGAAATGGGCGGAGGTAGTGGACTCAAATATGCAGCCTCTACAATCATATATCTCAGCCGTAAAAAGGAGAAGGATGGAAAGGAAGTCATTGGAAACATTATCAAGGCAAAGACTGCTAAATCACGTTTAAGTAAAGAGAATAAAGAGGTTGAAATACGTTTATACTATGATGAACGTGGTCTTGATCGTTACTATGGTCTCTTAGAACTTGGAGAACTTGGTGGTTTATGGAAGAATACTGCTGGTAGATATGAGATTGGTGGTAAAAAACTGTATGCAAAACAGATATATGCTGATCCAGAAACTTACTTCACTGAAGAAGTAATGCAGGCTTTAGATGAGACTGCACAAAAACATTTTAGTTATGGTGGTTAACTTATGGATAGAGTTGAACTCACAATTCTACGAAATCTAATTTATGATGAAGAGTATATACGTAAGGTTATACCCTTCATTCAACCAGATTACTTTGAAAATGCACAAGAAAAGGTTATATTTGAAGAGATTGCAAAATTTATCGTCAAGTATGACAAACCAGCCTCGCAAGAGGTTTTGTCTATTGAGATAGAAAAAAGATCTGATATCAATGATTCACAATTTAAAGAGATTGTAGAGCTTGTTTCTTCCCTAGATAGACAGGTTGTGAATTTTGAATGGTTGATTGACACTACAGAAAAGTGGTGTAAAGATCGTGCGATATATCTTGCTTTGATGAAGTCTATTAAGATTGCAGATGACCAAGATGAAAAGAAAAATCGTGATGCCATTCCAAATATTTTGTCTGATGCATTAGCCGTTTCATTCGATAATCACATAGGACATGACTATCTCCAAGACTATGAAGAAAGATATAGATTATATCACCAAAAAGAAGAAAAAATACCCTTTGATCTTGACTACTTTAACAAAATTACGAAAGGTGGTTTACCTAATAAGACTCTTAATGTCACGCTTGCTGGTACTGGTGTCGGGAAGTCTTTATTCATGTGCCATCTCGCTAGCTCCGTGTTGTTACAAGGGAGGAACGTACTCTATATTACAATGGAAATGGCAGAAGAGAAGATTGCTGAGCGAATTGACGCAAACCTCTTAAATGTACCTATCCAAGAGATAAGTGAATTACCTAAAATGATGTTTGATAGTAAGGTTTCAAGCCTTATGAAGAAGACTCAAGGTACATTAATTATCAAAGAGTATCCAACCGCATCAGCACACTCAGGTCATTTCAAAGCTTTACTTAATGAACTTGCATTAAAGAAGTCATTTAGACCAGATATTATATTCATTGATTATTTAAACATATGTGCATCATCCAGATACAGAGCCAACAGTAATGTCAATTCTTACTCGTATATCAAAGCGATTGCAGAGGAACTTCGTGGTCTTGCCGTCGAATCGAACCTTCCGATTGTATCCGCAACTCAAACTACTCGTAGTGGTTACGGTAGTAGTGATGTTGATCTTACCGATACCTCTGAATCATTTGGTCTTCCTGCAACTGCTGATCTTATGTTCGCTCTTATATCTACTGAAGAACTGGAAGGCCTCAACCAAATAATGGTCAAACAGTTAAAGAATAGATATAATGATCCTACAATATATAAAAGGTTTATCATAGGTATTGATCGTGCAAAGATGAGATTGTATGACGTAGAACAAGTTGCACAACAGGATCTAGTTGACAGTGGGCAAGAAGAGGAGTATGATAGCCCTGAAAGCAAATTCAAATCCAAATTCGCCGAGATTAATTTTTAATGAAAAAACAAGTTGACTTTTCTAAGTATGCTCTATTCGTGGATGGTGTCACATCCAATCCCAGTAAAGATTATAAATCTTTTATTGATGCTCTTGAATATCTTGACGGACAAGGTTCCAATATTCATAGGCTTCTTACTGCTGCCGTTGGAATTAATGCTGAGGGTGGTGAATTTATGGAGATCGTTAAGAAGATGGTTTTTCAAGGTAAACCTTGGACAGATGACAATCGAGAGCATCTTATTATTGAGTTGGGTGACGTTATGTGGTACGTGATGCAAGCCTGTTCAGCACTTGAAGTATCATTAGAAGATGTTGTCGCTGGAAATGTAGAGAAATTAAAGAAGAGATATCCAGGCGGAGAGTTTGATGTTTATAAATCAGAGAATAGATCGGCAGATGACAGATAAATAACAGGGCTATAACCTTTTTATTTTATCATGGGCTTAGAAGCTTCAGAACTTATGACTGCAGGGGCTCTATTTTTCCCAAATAGAGTTCTCGATGTTGCGTTATCCAGTAATAAGAATCTTGGAGATTTTATGGAAACCGCTAAAAAAAAGGTAGAAACTAACGTAGAATTTGGTTCTAGTAGAAATGAATTTTTAGAAATGATGGTTCCAAGTCCTGCTATGATGAGAGAGTTAGTTATAGGAATATCGGCAGCAAAAGCTGTAAAGAAATGGGTCACGCAAAGTCATGGAATACGTCAAGATTCTGTAGCAGATAAAGTCTTCATGACAGGTAATGTATGGCCAACAGAAGTAAAAGATTTTAGAATTAAAGCTTTTGGTTTTGATGATTATAATTCTTCAGATTTAATCTACAAACCTGACACTGGCAAATATTTTGGAATATCTTTAAAGAAAAAACCTAAACCAACATCTCCAGATCCTACTCTTATTAATAAAGCATTTGATACAGTATTACAGGGGCCAAATTTTGATAAAATAAAAAAAGAATTAACAGATGTAAGAGTAACATATTTTGCTGGTTTAGTCAGACAGGCACATGAAGATGGTATTTTATACATTCCTAACATTGATCGACTGCCAGATGAAGAACTTTTTTCTGGTAAAAATAGAGATAAAAAGATATTTAAAAGACCGTATCCAAATACCAAGGGAAGTTTAAGTGGAGGTTATGATAATGATAAGGCTCCAGATGCAATGCGATCTTTTACAAATAGAGAATTAGCTAAACAAAATAATGTTTTGTTTAAAATGTTGATTCAAGTTATGGATGCTAATTCTGATGTATTTGCAGACTCATTAATAAATTTAGTATTGAAAACTAATTTGTATGATCAAATAGCTGCTAGAAATTTAAAGAAATATACTTTTGGTTTTGCTTTAGTCACAGGAATAGGTGAAATAAAAAGAGGTCAACCGATTGCATATGATGGAAAAGCACTTGATTTACACACTATTTTAGATGGATTGAGTCAATTAAAAGCAAATAAAGAAAAATATAAAATTACAGTTGATGTAGAGAGAAAAGCAGAATCAACTTCAGCTAAAACTTATTTTACTTTAAGTAAAAAAGGTATACCAATTCTTAATTTAGAATTAAGATATAAGGGAGATAAGACGCCACAACCACAATTTCTTGGTACAATAAGTAAAGAGTTCGTAAGTATTCTAAGACTTAATTCTTTGGTTAAAAGAGATGGCTAAAAACACTCATTTAGAACATTTAGAAGATGATATAGTTAATAGTGGAAAAACTGGTGGTTTTAATGCTATTAAATTCTTACGTGAATTAGGAAAGATGTTATCAGAACCAACATCTAGCATAAGAATAACAACAAAATGGGATGGAGCTCCTGCTGTGGTGTGTGGAAGAACACCAGAAAATGGAGCATTTTTTGTTGGAACTAAATCAGTATTTGCAAAAACAAATCCTAAATTAATGTTCAATAATGAAATGATTGATAGTGTTTACAGTGGTAATTTAGCTACGATTTTAAAAGAATGTTTAAAATATTTTTCACAATTAGGAATCACAGGAGTAATTCAAGGTGATTTATTATACACAGATAAAACTAAAGTTACAAAAACAATTAATAATCAACAATGTGTTACATTTACACCAAACACTATTACATATGCAGTTCCTGTAGATTCTAATGTGGGTCAACAAATACTAAAATCCAAAATTGGTATTGTTTTTCATACAAGTTATTTTGGAAATACAATGCAAAATATGAGTGCTACTTTTGGTGTTGATACTAAAAGTTTAAATGGGACAGAAGATGCTTACGTGTCTAGTGCTACCTTTGAAGACGCCTCTGGAGCTGCTAATTTTGATACAACTGAGTTAAATAAATATAATTTATTGGTTAATAAAGCAGAAGGATCTCTTAAACAAGCGAGTACTTTTTTAAATGAAATAAAAGAGTATGGACAAAGTAAATTTATGATGAATGCTATGTTTAAAACTTTTATGAATAGGTTTATTCGTTCTGGTACAAAAATTAGTGACGCACAAGCCACATCAAATCTCTTCATTCAGTTCTATGCATCACAACTTGATAAGGAAATTCAATCTAAAAAAACTAAATCTGCACAGGATAAATATATAAAGATGAAGTCAGATGGATTACAGTTTTTAAAAACAAATTCACGACCTTTATACTTCACTGTTGCTTCATATATGAACTTGATTGAAGCTAAAACATACGTTATTCGGAAACTAGAACTAGTGAAAACTTTAGGAACTTTTCTTCGCACTGATAATGGTTATGAAGTTACTGCTCCCGAAGGTTTTGTAGCTATCAAATCAGGGAATGCTCTAAAACTGGTTGACAGATTAGAGTTTAGTCGTGCCAACTTTACCGCAGCCAAAGACTGGGAAAAAGGATGAAATCATTTTTACAATTTATTTCTGAAGCGGAAACGCAAGCGTCATCTCAAGCCAAAAATATGGGTTTGAGTAGTGATGGCCATGGTGATTGGTATGATAAACAGGGTAAACTAGTTGCAAAAACAGTTGGTGGAAGACTTAAGTTCTTCGGTAATCGTAATTTAGGTAAAAAGATAGAGCCACAAACTCTTGCACAACCTAAAAAGGAAACACCACAACCAGAGAAAAATAAAGACAAAAAACAGTTGACTGTCGGGTTTGGTAGGTTCAATCCACCTACTGTTGGACATGAAAAATTGATGAATACTATCAGTAAAACTGCTGGAAAGGGTGGAGAATACAAGATTTATCCATCAAGATCACAGGATGCAAAGAAAAATCCACTAGATCCAAGTGATAAAGTAGAGTACATGCGTAAGGCTTTTCCAGATCACGCTGATTCTATCGTTGATGATGACAAAACAAGGACTATTTTTGATGTATTAAAGAGTGCTTATGGAAAAGGATACTCCACTGTCAATGTTGTGGTTGGTTCAGATCGGGTCAAGGAGTTTGAGAACCTTGCGAACAAATACAACGGACAGTTATACAATTTTGACAAAATTAACATTGTATCGGCGGGTGAAAGGAGTGCCGATGCCAAAGGCGTGGAGGGTATGTCTGCCTCCAAACTAAGAAAAGCTGCTATGGATGGTGATTATAAGTCATTTAGATCAGGTATTTCTAAGAGTTTAGATGATAAAACAGCAAAAAAACTGTTTAATACAGTGCAAAATGCAATGAAAAAGGTTAAATCTGAAGCGTGGGAGTTTGCTCCTAAACTTGCATTTGAGGGACTCAGAGAAAATTATATTGCGAAAAGAATATTTTGTATTGGTGATATGGTAGAGAATATTAATCATGGATTGATTGGAAAAATCATTCGAGCTGGTGCAAATTATGTAATTGCAGTGACTGAAGATAATATTATGTTCAAATCTTGGTTAAAAGACCTCAATGAATACACTGAAGTTCATATGAAGAGTCGAATGAGAGACAAAATACACCCAAATACATTAGTCGGAACTGATGGTTTTAGAGACAATGTGATAGCGATGACGCCTGGGCAATACCCCCTTATAAATAAACTTAGGCAAAGTCTGAAAAAATCAGTATAACAATGAAGGACTCAAAAACAGTTAGAGATGAGCATCAATCTTTCGTAGATGCATGGAAAAAAATACAAGAAGATAATTCTAGTGCTCCAGTAAAAGAAGGGTACAAAGATGTCAAGAAAATGCTCAATACACCTAAGAAAGGTTATAAAACTGAGAAGGTTCTTGTAAGAAAATCGGGTGCTTTTACTGCTCTTGCAGAGAAATACAACATGTCACCCAAACAGTTTGGAAGATATGTAGAGGCTAATCAACATTTATTTGATATTCCTACACGTAAGAAAGCAATTCTTGCAAATAAGTTCCAAGGATTTAAAGAAACTAAAGAGTGGGATGAGTTCTTCGGTGATCTAGAGTTAGTTGAGAGTAAGGCACCTTATGTTGTGCATACAGCTGATAAAAAAGGTAACACTCCAGCATGGCAGGGGTATGTTGAAGGTAAAATAAACGAAGTAACTGGTGAGCCTTTATATGTTGCAGGGGAAGATTTACAAGAAAAGGATACTAGAACTCAAATATCTGCAGCAGATATAAAATTAAACAGTAAAGCTGCAAAAGAGTATCATGCGGATCCTAATGCTCAGTTTGGAACATCTAAAAGATTTAATCCAATTATTAAAGGTTTAGTGAAGAAGAATGATGGTGTTAAAAAAGGCACCATGTCAGCACATAATGAGTTAGAAGGTGAAGATTTACAAGAAATAACAACTAAGGATACTAAATCAGGCACTAAATTTAAGGTTCGTGTAAAGGATAAGAAGACTGGTTCTTCATACATTCGTTTTGCAACTCGTGATAAGATCTCACAACTACGTTCAGATCCTAAAATTGCGTCTGTTGAGATGACTGATGAGGGTCAAACACCAGAAGAAAGAGGTGAAAAGAAGGCTCAAGCTGCTGGTGGTGGAGATCAGAAGAAAGCAAAGAAAGATTATGATGGAGATGGTAAGGTAGAAACTGGTTCTCAGGAGTATCTTGGTTCAAGAGACAAGGCCATCAAAAAGGCAATGAAAAAGAGAAGTGTAACCACTGAAGCACAGTCAAATTGGAGAGAAGACCTCAAAGAAATCATGGGAGAGGTTGAAAAAGCAGAGGAAAAAAAGAAAGAAAAGGGTAAAAAAGCGAAGAATAAGATAGCAATTAACCCTGATACAGACGATGAAAAGAACAAATATGAGGAAGTAAACGCAAAAAAACTTGCGGAGAACCTCGGTGCTGAGTTACAGAGTCTAAAGATTGAAGATGCAGATGGAAACGTTGCTTATGAGGTTGTAGATCTTGTAAAACCAGACCCTATTACAGAAGCAGATCGTACTGCTATTGAGAACATGTCTGGTAATAAATTTAAAGTTAAACTTGGAGGTATACTTGACACCGTGAAAAATAAAGTGAAAGAAGTTATAAAACGTCCTATCATAAAACCAACTATTGACAAGAAAACATTTGATTCAATGAAAGATGGTAGAGCTACAGATAGTAAAGGAAATAAATTTGATATTCGTTATCCTTAAATTAAAATGAAAAAGTGTAAGCCTGGCTACTATTACTGCAACACTGATAAGAAGTGCAAGAAAATCCCCCGTGGCTACCGTACTGGCTACGGTGGATACCTACGTAAGGAGACTGATGATGATTCAAAAAATAAGTCTAATGGGAATGGCAATGGGAATGGTAATGGTGGCAATGGGAACGGTAATGGTGGCAACGGCTCTGGTGGAAATGGTGGAGGCGGAAATGGTGGTGGAATGGGTGAAGAAGTAATACATGAGAGTGAAGACTTTAAGAAAATTGCAAAAGATATGAATCTAGATCCAGTAAAGGATTATGGAAAGATAAAAAGAATTCAAAGATCTAATGCTATGAGAGGAAAAATTAATAACCCTCTAGGTATTAAAAATATTGATGAAGCTAAGATGACAGAGAAACAGAAGAGAAAAGACAAATATCTTAAGAAAAAGTATGATAAATCCGATGATATGAAGGATAATTTTAAGAAACAATATGGTGAAGAGGAAGGTAAAAAAGTTTATTTCGCATACATTAGGAAAAAGGCCATGCAAGAGGACTCTGAAAAGAAAACTGGTAGAGTAAGTTCAGGTGCAACTGAAAAGAAAAGAAAAAATGCATTGTTGATACAGAAGGTTATAGGTAGTAGTAATGAATTAGAAGGTGAATATATCCCAGAAGGAAAAGACAAAAAATTATCAAAGATAGTAAAACAACTGCGTAAGTCTGTGAAAAGTCATGGTAAACAGGCAGATTATATTGAAAAAATAAATGAAAAAAATTGTGGGTGTGGACAAACACCTTGTAAAACATATGGTAAAGATGT